GCCGGAGGAACCTGGGGAGGCTTGGTATATGCCACCGGGCCGCCGATCTGCTGAGAGCCGTCCGGTCCGGTGATCGGATTCACCAGCAAATACGGATAGTCCTTGAGGTTATCCTCGGCCCACATCATTTGATGCCCGGCAACCTGCTCAGGGGTCATGATCGGCTTTTCAACGCTAGACAGTGCGCTGATCTCGCCAAGCTTTGAGAGCTGCATGTTTTTGAGCCGCTGGGCATCCTTGGCCAGCCTAACGTGACCCATACACCGCTCAATGTTGTCCACAAACCAGCGTTTACCGTACACAGGCACGATTGGGATGCAATTGCCTGCAATGTAGCCAGCATCCTCAAGCACTCGGCCACCGCTCATGATGTACTTATGCACACGCTTGCGCTTGATCTTGCGCTGCCTGACCTCACGAGTGCCAATGGCTGCAAGTGTGTTCTCTAGCTCTGGATCGTTCTCAAAATCGGCTTCGCGGTACTTTTCTTCAGTGCCATCAATAGATTGAAAGATCCGCAGGGTCTCGGATACTTCCTCAACCTCATAATATTCGGCCACGTAAACAACATCCGGGGTGCACCAGTCGAATTCGAACTGATGAATGATCTTCGGCCAATCTGACGGATTGTCATCCCACATGTCTCTGTAGGATTCACGAGTCATCGAGGTGATGACGTAGCAGTGCTTTGCATCCGCCTTGTCTTGGCGCTTTGCATTCAGGTCGAAGAACACAGAGCTATCAGCATCGAAGATAGGTTCTATCTTGATCCTCTGACGCTCGTTATCCTCATCCGATTCGTCCTCGTACACAGTGCGAAGACGCCAAGCACCGAAGCCACCAGCAACAGCTTCCTCAAAGGCGTTGTCGTAGGCTTCCTCGGCCACAGAGTCTTTCTCATCTGCCCTGAACAGTCCGTCGCAGACATCGGCTAGGCTCTGCTCCTGGTCGTCCTTGCTGACGTAATCAACCGTGATCCTGTTGTTCCGATACTCGTTGATGATACGAATGACGGCTAGGTGAACCTTGTTCACCTCGAACTTAGGTTTGTTCTCGTAAATATCCTGCAGCGGCCCCTCCCACTGAGCACCTGCCAGCGAATAGAAGCGCCGATCCTGAAGACATTGAAGCCGCTCATCGCGCAGCGCCGATTGAATATCATTAAACTGCCTGAGCGCCCGCTGATGTAATTCAGCAAGCCGCTGTTCTTTTGACATGCGTGCCATAAATCGCCCCTTTTAGCAAGTTTACCATTTGTTCATGCTCGGGATAGGCACGAAATTAGTTGGCCTCTGCACAACCGCAGCCCGTCGCACCCCCTCGCAAGCGTAACGCAGCGCGTCAATGACGTGATTCTTTTTATCCTGCAGGATTGGCAGAACCTTCCCGGTTAGCGGATCTGTTTTGAAGCTGTAAAAAGTCAGCTCGTCAATTGTGTGGGTGCATCGATGATGCACAACGATGTCATAGGATTTAAGCCACTCGATACCTTCCTCGACAGACTTGGCTCCTTTGACAGCAGGCATGATCTTCGGGAACCCGTTTTTACGAAGATGGCTAATCGTCTCGGGCCTCGATGAGTCAGCAACCATCGGCCACCGTTCTGAGTCTGGCACTGTATGAAATAGGCTCGGTGTGTCAACGATCTCGCAGCCCACCTGGTAAGCCTCGTAATCAATATAGAGCGTGCGGCCTACGATATGACAGCGCACTAGAACCGTCGGATCGGTGGCAAACCCCCAGTCGGCGCCGAGTCGGTGAATCGCATCCGCGGAAGCCTCAAAGTCTTCAATCCGCCAGTTTTTGAACACGCGAGAACTGCTGTTCTGAACGTATCCACCGCGCCAAACGTGGGCGTATTTGTCAGGGTCTCGCCCTCGGTCATACTCCATTTCGGCCCGCAGTACGTCTGGGAACCAAGGATTGTCTGAGTAGTTGACCTCAATGACCTTGGCGCTGGGAGGTGGATTCTCGCCACGCAACAAAGCATCAACCGGGTCGGTAGCCTGTGACGGGTTCCAAGTGAACCATAGCTCAGAACCGGGCTTGCGAATTGTTGGTCGGAGTAGGTCCAGGCTTCGTTGTGAGAGGCTCTGTGCTTCCTCGACCCATGCGCAATCGTAGCCCTCCAGCGATTTGATCGAGTCAGCCGTGTGATTCTGCATCCCCTGGAAGATGATGAGCCCGTCGCCCTTCTTGGACTTGATGCAAGCCTCTTGCACCTCGAAGTAGGCGCCCGCATTCATCTGTTCAATCTTCAGCTCCAACAGCCTCTTAACAGACTGAGCGAGGGACTTCTGAACCTCACGAACGCACACGCTTCGACGTTTCTGATCGAGCAGGTGTGACTCAATCAGCATCTCTGCGAAGAAATGCGACTTGCCAGAGCCTCGGCCACCGTGTGCGCCTTTGTATCGAGCAGGGTCAAGTAGCGGGACGGCCCAGGCTGGGGTTTGGAGTTGTAGCTTACTCATTCGGCTTCAGAATGACACGCTCAATCGTTTTAATCTCCAGCGGCCCACCGTCCGCCCCAGTATGCTCAGTGCGATCAGAGTAGACCCGCTTGCGATTTCCCTTCAAGATCAGTGCAAGAAGCTGATCGCTGTACATGCGCTGCTCGCCGACTTTAACGCCTTGATACCAGACGTCCTGTTCGTATCCTTGGACAGCTCGCCTATAAGCTTCAGCCTCTGCCTTGTCAATGCCCTCTTCGATTGCATCGTCCCAGGCCTCGGAGAATTCCGGATCGGCCCGTTTATTCCGCCAGGCATTGACGCGGCTGATGCCGGCGGCCTTTGCTGCGTGAGCAATGATCGGGCTCTCCCGAAGATGCTCGAGAAAGATTTTTTTCCAGTCGTATTCTTTGCCTGCCATGATTTCCTGCCTCTGTAGTGTGGCGCAATCTTGATTGTATCAACGATCTGTGCTAGCTGTTGCATGGCTGACATTGTTGTGAACTGGCTCACAGTTATGGGGGGGGGTGGGCAAAGGGGTGGGCAACCCATTTGATGTCAATCGATAAACATCCTAGTATTTCCACTAGTACAAAATGTGTTGACAACGACGCTACGCCTAGCGTATTATTCAATCACTGCGCGACATGAATGACAGACGGCGCAGCAACTAAACAGGAGATAGACATGAGCAACATTCAAACCGCCCAAGACCTCGCAGCCAAATTCACGATCGATGGCGATCAATACGATCGCCTACCACAGCCGTCCACAGGCTGGGTCGGAGAGGATTCCGACTTCCCCACCCGCTATTGGCGGGTCGGCGGTAACGCAGTTGTTGTCCAAGGCCCTTGGGGCCTTGAGGCAAAGCGTTGGCACGATCTGGTCGCAGAGACCAGAGACTTGCGTTACCCAGCTCGGTAACGCCTCACCCAGCCCCTAACCCGGGCTGGGTTTTTTTATTTGGGCCTCCGGCCCCTACAACGAAAGCACACCATGACAACCTACACATTCCAAAAAGCCTCCTTGCCCGGCCTGAAGGGCTGGATCGTCACAGTCTGGATTGACGGAGTTCAATCTGGCAAGGCATTCGGAAAAACCAAAAAAGAAGCAATCGCTCAATTTAATGAGATCTGGGAGTAATTATGAAACGCACCCTCCGTCAAATCATGGCCGCGATCTGGCCTTCAATCATCCTCGGAGCCACCTTCGGCGTGGTTTTCGGCCTCTACTTCTAAAACGGCCTTTGAGCCGTTTTTTTTGGTCGGTACATGTCTAGGTAGCAGACTGCCCAAAAAAACGCTCCTATGGCCCTCTAAACGCGTCAGAACATGCCTCAAACCAGAACAGCACACCTCCTGGCCCTCCTCAAGGACGGCCACCCCTTCCGAATCGCCGTGATCCTCACAGCCCACTTTTTTGACGTCCCGGTCCATGTGATCGAGCGGGAGTTTTACAGATGAACTTTTGTCCAAAGTGCGAATCGCCGGCCCGAGTTTTAGAAAAACGCTGGAGCCGAAAAAAATTATGTACTCGTCGCCGGTTAGGTTGCGGTTCATGCGGTCTTATATTCACAATATTCGGGGATATTATGGTTCCAAGAATAGATAATGAATTAGATTTTGAAGGCTTACCAAGATATACAGAAACGCTTCAGGTTCTTGAGGCACTTGCCAAGAGCGCTGGTGAGTGCGACACCATCGATCAGGTTGCCGTGGTCAAGGCATGGCGTTTAATTGACCGTTATAAAACCATAATTAACGGCAAATAATAAGTTCCACCATCCTCCACATCCAGCCCGCCGCGTGCGGGCTTTTCTTTTATTTCCACCATATCCGTCAAAACCGGAACCCGATCCGGGTCAATGTGACCGGGCAGGCCATCCCACCAGCCCGCGCCGACCTCAGCCACACCAACCTCTCCCAATGCCTTTTTCATCATCACCTCATCAAATTTTTTCCGTACCGTAATCGGCCCACTCCCATACCGTAACTTTGTAACCCCCCCTAAAGGGGGGGATTACGTTACGTTACGGTTTAATGTGAGTCTAGTCACATACCGTAACAGCGTAACAGTTACGCTAAAGTTACGCTGTTACGCTCCAAGTTACGATGCCCTAATGAGCATTGAGGATGCCCATCCGGTGTCCAAAACGATCCACCCATGCTCATGCGGAACAATGACCTGACCGGTCAAAAGTTCGCATATCGGCTTACCTTTTGCGGCCGGTCTAACATACATCTGAGCAGATGATTCGGTTAATTCCATAATATCCATTAGATACTGCACAAACCCTGCCCGACTCAAGTACGGCTGACCTGCTCTTGTCTCCATTCCGCATTTTTCCCAGGCATTTGTAAATAGTTTCTTATTCCTCGATAACTTATTATCTCCACCTTCAGATATTGGTTTATCAACAATTTCGATAATGGCGCTGGTGACCTGTTCATCGTCCTCGTCGATCCATCCGTTGATCTCCACGGTGCGAAGCTTGGCGAAGATGTCTGGTGAAATTTCTGAATCCTTGGCTTTTCTCTGGACGATTTGCATCGGCGCTTCATCTTTGGCCGGGATGATGCTGACCTCGATGTCGAGGGCTCCGCGCCATGCTGATGACCCTCGGGCTCGGTGCTGGGCTTCTTCGCTGACTCCGGTGTGATGGACTAGCAGGACGGAGCAGTTGAATTCCCGCATAAGTTGTGCGCAAGCATCAAGCATTGTTTTAGCGTCCTGTGCACTGTTTTCGTCTCCGCTTAGGAATCGGTGAAGGGTGTCAATGACGATGAGGTCGGGGGGCTCGGGGAGTTGTTTCAGGTGGGTGGAGGTGGAGAGATAGCCCTCTGGCGTATTCAAGTCGCACCCGGAGCGGCTGAGCCACATTGATAGACTGCCGGCTTGGTGATGCTGCTTCCAGGCTGCTATCCGGGCACGTAGACCGTGATGGCCCTCACCTGCCAGATAGACTATTCTGGCTGGCTTAACTCGGTGACCTGCCCATTCGCTCATGCCGGAGGCTAGACGTAAGCACCAATCCAGGACCACGAACGTTTTACCGCCTCCGCTGGGACCGTGGATCATGATTAGGGCGTCAGACTGTAGCCACCCTTTGATTAACCATTTGATTGGGGCTGGCTTCTGGCAATAGTCGTCCGCAGGAATGAGCCACGATTCTTGAGGCGGGTTCAGAAGCAAGGCCAGATTGTGTCCAGCCTTGGCGTAGTCGTTTGCGTCACCCTCTATGGGGGGCATGATGTAAGTGACACCGAATTTAGCGCAGGCTTGTTCAGCGTGTCGCTGGCCTACGCCGCTCTTATCGTTGTCGGCGACTATCACAATCTTCTGGCCCGGGTGCATTTCTACTAGTGAACCCGTGACCGGAATCAAATTGCTTGCACTGTAGGCAACGACACAGGGGCGGCCAGTCACTTCGTGAATCGTGGCAGCTGTGGCGAAGCCCTCGGCGATGTACAGCACTCCCGGGTGATCGAGGGTGCCGATGATCCAGAAGCGTCCGCCTGTCTGTCCGCCGGTGTGATAGAGCTTCCCTCCGTCTTCTGATATGTACTGCAAGCTTGAAAGCTCGCCATCTTCTGAGAAAAGAGGGACCATCAGCCTGCCATCACCTGTTACCCGAGCGCCATGGGGCTGAACCCCTTTCCGCTTGAGGTATGGATGATCGGGGCTGGCCTGAGCTCCGTCTCTCCAGATTGTCTCGACGGTTGACGCTGCCACGGAACGATCACGCTCTATTTCTTCATCACGGAGGCGCTTGGCCGCATTGATACGAGCGATGTGGGCCATTTCTTCCGCCGGTGTCCATCGTTTTTTCCCGATGTCCGCTTTGACCGTCTGGGTCAGATTGGCTCTCCAGCAGCCAAACGTCAGGCATGGGATGCCGTCCAGGTGACCGACATACCAGCCCGAACGGTCTAGCGTTTTTCTGCTGCTTCCGGAGCGAAAACGGTGGATGCGACCGTCAAGAATAAATTCATCTGGGGCATCAAGCCCTGCCTCTTCAATAGCTCTACTGAACTGCACTTCGATCGGGAGGGGCGTAGGCTCCTGGGGTGGGCTCCAAGGCCCGCCTAAGATGTGCGTTAGATCAGCCATGTTTTAGAGGATCGGTTGAGTTTGACGGATGAGATAGTCTGACAGGATGGTGATCGTTCGCAATGAGGGGTTAGTCTGCCGCCCTTTCTTGATCTGGTGCAGCGTGTTTGCGTGCAGGCCAGTGGCGGCTGCTACTGCACTGATACGCCGATCAGCCAAGGCCGCTTTGATCTGTTCTAGGCTCAACAACATTTTTCTCACTCCTCTTTTGTTTGGGTGTTGACATTGTGAAGTGAGAGCGTGCACACTGTCAATACCGCAGCGAACAGATAGTCTGACAGCGCGGCAACGAGGAGAACGAAATGGAAATGATCTACAACCAAGACTTCTACAAAGTTTGGGCGTGCAAAGTGGGCGACTACGTAATGATCTGGTCGTCAGACTATCCGACCAGGGCCAATCTGATCGGCACCTGCGACAGCATGGAAGACGCCCTTGAATGGGCTAAGGACTGGGTGCAGTGTCAGATTGAGGACGTGCCGTTTTAAATAATTTCACGCTGGGGTGTTGACAGGCTAACAGCCACGCCCCACAATACATACATCGAGCGAACAGATTGTCTGAAGGCTCGACAAACGAAAGGAATGAGAAATGAAGAACAACGACCTGATGCTCACCCAAGCTGACCAACTCGGTGCCTTGCTGTCCGAGATTGCAATTCTTGAGAAGCAAGCCGAGGCAATCAAAAACGCCATGCGCGAAGCTGGCGGAGTGCACGAGGGCGTGTTGTTCCGTAGCACCGTGATTGAGTCAAACCGGTCCGTAACGGACTGGAAGGCCCTATGCGCCTCCCAGGGCATTGGCGCCGATGTGGTGGCCGCACACACCAAGACCACGGCGGTCTACAGCGTCAAGACCACATCAAAATAAAGGAGGGGGGCTCTCAGCCCCCATGACATGGAAACCCCTCCACCGAACTGGCCGTTCCCGACGTACAAAGGGAACCCGCTGCCAAAACCAAAACCTTCACCGTTCCGTGAGGAACCTCTACCAACTGCGCTACCGGCGCCTTTTTAATCATTAGGAGAAATTATGAACAGAGTCGAAATCAATGGTGTTTCTTATGTGCGTGAAGACAGTGTCGATCAACCGATTACCGGTTCCCGCGCCGTCATTGTTGTGGATCGTGGCTGGATCTTTGCCGGCGATGTGACGCGCGAGAACGGGCGTATCAAGCTCGCTCGCGCTGTGTGGGTGTTTTCGTGGGAGCGCATCGGGTTTGACGGCGTCATCGCAAACCCTAAAGACCCAAAAGCCAACATCAAGCCCATGCCCAACGGCGTAGACATCCCCGAAGGGGCCGAAGTGTTCCGCGTCCCTGTTGCAGACGGCTGGGGTCTGTGATGTTTCGCCCAGTTGGGAGCGGCGACGGTCACGGCACCGGCTATGGCACCGGCTACGGCGACGGCT